ACTATGCCTACAATAAATCCATCATTCCTTACCCACCCTGGACCGAGTGTTGTAAGATTAGGATCACATGTTTCTAAATCTATGGCTATATATTTACAATCTCTTAAATCTGGAAACATGGAAGGAGGAAACCATTCAATATCCATGAGATCCATTTCTATGCGTTCTATAAAACTTATTGTGCTATTCTGCTTTTTCATTCTTCTCTCCTCCTAGAGCAGCGTAGCCACATATATCAACCCATGAGTCTTCGTGGTCTGGTGTTTCAATCAATCTAGATAATTTTACAGCGATCATGCATGTATACACCTGCTCAACTGTAATATCTTTGTTAAGTATAGGACTCCATAACTCTGCTATTCTTTTATGGTTAAGGTAAGCATCACCATAATCCTTTGCCCTATCACCACTAATTAATGTCTTTGCTTTGTCTAATATCTGTTCTCTTTTCATAGTTCATACTTATATTTAGAGGGTGTATCGATGATATGTAAGTTATGACGTGTCCTTGTAACTCCCGTATAGAACACACGATGCTCATCATCAAACAGTTTTTCATCAGTGGTTGCAGTAGGGTAAGATTCTGTCAATAGCATTATATTATCATCCTCCCCACCCTTCATTGCATGAATGGTTGATACGTTTATTCTTGGTTTCTCAAACATCTCACCTCTTAACTCTAAACTTTTCATGTAGGCTTTATCGTCTCGAGAAACATTTAAAACATTATAAACATCCATGTCCTTAGATGCAAGTAAACCATAGTCTTTTACAAGTTGATCGTAAGTAAAGAACAGATCATCATCTAGAAAATCAAACTGCTTGCTTGATCCCCATTTAACCATTGCTTTCTCACCTCTCTTCGGCATCATCTTGTATAAGTTTCTAACATCTGTAATTGGTATGGGTTCATCTTGTATCAACTGATTCCAGAGGGACATGTTGTTTAAAATGTTTTCATCTATACTCGGAACACCATATCGATTAAATAGATATCCATCCTCCCGTAAGGATTCTGCTATACCAGATACAAGGCGATTTGTTCTTGCCATGATTGTCCAGGAACCTTCATCTATGTTCGGTTCTCTCCAATCCATATGATATTCTATATTACCTTCCTTATCTGTAGGCTCCCAATCCTTCGGCTGCCGAACCTCGATCTTTTTAGATATTTTATTTGCAAGTGCATGAACTTTTGAAGGAACTCTATAACTCTGACCAAGCACTGTTCTGTCAGGACATGCATGTATGAAGTTGCCAACCTCAACACCATTCCATCGGTGAATACATTGATCATCGTCACCTGCATACCAGACTTCTTGAGAATGATTCTTCATCAGCTTCACCTGATCCCACTGTAGTGGTGTAAGATCTTGTGCTTCATCAACAATCAAAAGTTCCAACTCTGGAGAACTCCCACCCTTTACAAACAAATCAATCATGTCTGTAAAGTCATACTTGTTATGTTCCTGTTTGTAATCCTGGTACGTTTCATTTATTTTTTTAAGATAAGAATAATTTAAAGCATAATCTTTTACATCATTAAACTGTTGTTCCAGACTTATCTTACGCATTGTAGCTCTACCAATCACCTCAAGATATTTATTGCCTTTGTTAAAAGAACTTGTGATCAAGCCATCATTCATTGAAGTGGCCGTGTTGTTATCAAAAGTTATACCCAAGTTCTGACCTAACTTATTAAAGTCATACTTTGTCATCATGTTCTCATCTTTCATACCAAGCCACTGATAGCCTATCGAGTGCAAGGTTCTAAACCAGGGTATCTGTTTAGGAGTTAAGTCCTTAGATATCCTATCTCTTGCCTCTGTCACGGACTTTTTAGAGAAAGAAACGAAACCAATCCTCTCTGGTTTACCATTCTTATCAAGATGCTTACGCACAATATCAATCAAAGTATAAGTCTTGCCACACCCTGGTGGCCCAAATATTAATGTTTCTTTTATCATTACTTTTCTCTTGGTCTATTGGCCAACCAATCTTCAACTTCTTTTCTAACGTAACGTGTTGTTGCGTTCTTTTCACCTTTGCCAAATACAAGAGGTTTGGGAAAAGATCCTTCCTCAATCCATCTGTATAGGGTGCTGTAGGATACACTAAGTTTATTCTTAATATCCGACAGCTTCAAAAGTTCATCTTCCTTAAAGTTAAAATGGGACATCATCATCCTCCTTTTTATTAACTGTTAGTTCAATTTCCTCGTCATCAAATTCTGGTACCCACCAGACTCGAATCTCTGACCACTTACCAGAGTCGTCATCTTTTAAATTATATTTTCCATTACAGTTTTGACCTCCGTTTAATTCTTTTAAACGTTCCTGTATCTGACCTCTGGTAAAATGATTAAACCCCCTTGTTCTTAAAAACTCCTGTAAACCTTTCATGGTAAAATAAGTAAGATCATTTTCTGTCCACGGCTTACCTAACACCATCTCCTCTGGTGCTCGTGCTCTAATTCTACTTGTACAATATATTTCCAGTAACTCTTTAAACTGTCCTCTGTATGTTAGAAGTTCATCAACCTCTATGACAGTTGCCTGGGACATAAGAGCATTAACTTCATCATGCCAATCTTCTTTCTTGTGCATGGCAGGCATATAATTTAACTGCTCCATACATGCTTCCTGGAATAGCATAGGCATCTGTAACTGCTTGGTTGATATCTCTAACCTCTGGCCGTTGACATCTAGAAAATATAATCGAGGCTCTGAAAGAAGTATTGTAAGACCTCCTAAAATAGGAACTGACTTACTATTACCAACACCATACTTTCTTTTCTTACAAGCTGTTTTGTTACAGTGACTCTTCAATGGCTCAACAGCACATTGATACTGATAATCTTTTTTCTCATGCTGTTTCTGTATTGCAACAACTTCTGTAGAAGGCAGAGGAGGAGACGAATACTTTTGATTGATCTCATCAAACATCGTATGCCAGGAGTCTGGACTCTTCTTTTTACAGTATGTGCATACATTAAATAGAACTGTGTTCCTCGCACCTTGTGGCACTCCTCTGTTTAGAAACCCCTGGACACATGGTGGAGCATCAGAGAAACTATTTTTTTGTGAACCAAAATTAATCTTTTCTAATTTATCAAGAGTGGTTTTACTTTTTTCAACTTTAGCTAGGAACTCTTCAACTGATAGTTCTTTAGCATTGTCATCCATTGCATACCGCATTGTTCTCTTAACTTCAAAGTATGGGAGGTTGATAAAGTTACCAACGTCACCTCTCTCTGATAATATCTGATCTTGCTTTGGAAATATCTCTGAACCAGAGTGCCCTAACCCTGCAGCAATTTCTGTCAGATACTCACGCAAGTCTACGGCAGGAACCCAATCTTTCATGAAGAGAAATAGATGAGCTCCTCCCGACTTTGATCTACATAAAATAATCGGCAGCTTAAACTTTTTAATTTTCTTTAAAATTTCTGCATGATCAATAGGATACTCATCGATATCAATAGCACCAAACTTGCACTTGTTATCATTGTTTATAGGTATTGCACCTACACCCAAGGATCCATTGAAATGATTTTCTACTAGGCTTTCACTTAAAAGTTCTTTTACAATAAAACTTTTAGCCTCAGTTTTACCATCTCTGCGTTGAGTTCCTAATTTAGTTTGACCATGAGCAGTGCTCGATCCCTCGAACACTGCCATGAATTGTTTAGCAAGAGACATTAGAAGGGTGCTTCGTCACTCTCTGTAACTATTTCTTCTGGAACGGCCTTTGCAGCACCACTCTCAACTGAAGATCTAAAGTTCTTAGCATCGATAAATAAATTTTTATCTTTAACTAAACCAACTTTTTCAACTATGTAGTTAAAATAAGTGTAATTATCTTTTCTTTCCTCAACAGTTTTGAGATGCCATATGGTAGAAAACAAAGCGGGAGTTCTCATCACACCATTCTTATCTGGTATTTTTTGCATGGCTATCTGAGTTTTCCAACGTCTGCTTATTTTTAATTGGGTAGACTTCATATCTACAATAGCAGGTTGAGCACTTCCATCTTTGTTTAAAACCATGCAGTAATGCTGATCCGATTTAACTAGCTCATTTCCATTTGGTAATGTCTCCTTCGCACCTTGTCTCGTGGTTTTTAAAATATTTGGATCACCTGCAGGTAGTTCACCGACAAAGCCACCGCCAGAAGAACCTTCTCTTGGTATAAATTCTAAGTGCTTTGTCTCCTGGTAACAAGGAATAACCTTAATCCCTTCTTCACCTTTCCACAGTTGACCAGTTACAGTATTAAAAATGTCTCCATCTTCAGAACCCTTAATATAAGAAATATCATTTTTTTTCTTTTGTGGGGACATTGCCTGCATTATTCTTATAAAAGGTATTTGCAGTTCGGATGTTTCATAATCTACACCTTCACCTGCGGTTTCAAGTATGTCATCTAATATATTAGACACATCTGTATTTGATTTTTTAGTAATATCTGCCATTTTTATTTCCTCCTCTTTGGTTTTATTTCAGCAGTTCGTGCTACAAAAGCACCAAATAAATCTAGGTTTGTTTCCAAACCCTTCTCTACTCTTTCCCTAATAAAACTTTTTAAAGTCATACTATGGATATGAGTTTTACTTTCTGGATGCAGACCTCTTCGCTCAAGATCTACCATAAGATCTCCAGCAATATTATCTTGTCCACGTCCAAACGAGATGATCACATCATTCTTAATAATATCATCAAGGTTTCTTTCTCTTAACCAATTGTAAGCCTCTTCCCTTCGATCAACTGGTATGCTTGCAGAGACAAAAGATTTTAGTGATACAGTTGCATCACCGACATCAACTCTCTCTACACCCATCTCATCCATCACTTCGGGTATAGCTTCAAACTCAAGTCTTCGCTTTTCAGTCTTGAGTGCCTTCAAATGTTTCTCGGCAGCATCAATCTCATCTATAATATTACCGAGCCTTTTAATTGAATTCGATAATGTCTTGCCTTTTTCATCCGACAC